CCTGAGCATCTACGTCAGGCTTTTCGCATTTTAGAGATTTACTTTAATCAGTTAGATTCGTTGACCCCCAATCAAGCCGAGTCGTATCGCGCTGATAACTTTTATGGTGGCAATTTCACGGGAAGCAACGTAACGGTTAACTCTGTCACTACTGATCTTATAACCGCATATCAAGCCTATATCTTTGCTTTAACAGCGAAAGCCACGACCGTTAGTTACTTAAACGCTGATGCTATCTATAACCGGCGGTATCTTGGTTCAGAGGCGATGATTGGTAATGTGTATTCCAATTTCTTTTATGGTAATGGAAGATATATAAGCACAGCGTATAACCAACTTATTAGTAATACAGATCAAGCGGCGGCTGCTTTAGATGTGGCTTATGCTATTACCTATGACACTACAGACTTTCCTGATGGTATTACGGTAACTAGCGGTTCTAGGATTACATTTGCTGAATCTGGTATTTACGTTATTACTTACAGTATTCAGTTAGAAAATGATAATAACTCTACTGAAACCGTAGATATTTGGTTGCGTTATGAGGGTACGGATATTACTGGCTCCAATAGCCGATTTAGTTTGCCCCCAAGAAAAAGTTTAGGGGTACCTTCAACTTTGATTGCAGTTACGCCGATTACAGTAGATATAGAAAACGACGGGGATTACATAGAGATAATGTGGCACCCGTCTGATCTTGGGGTCACAATTGAGCATTACAACGCCGTGACTGCTTCTCCCGGAGTTACCCCCGCTATTCCAGCCACCCCATCCGTTATTGTGGGCGTGACCTTTATTTCGGCCCAATTCCCACCAGCCAAACGAGTAGCCCCCCTCCCGGTCTTTGGATTTGGTCAGGTGGGGACTGTTACAGTGACTACAAATCTAGGATAATTTCGATATGGACTACAAACAATCGGCCCAAGAACTTGCAGATAAAGGACGCTATGGCGACTCTATGCTGGTTCACATGAATCCCAAAGAAGTTGCTGGGATGCAGTATTTAGGTAGTAAATACGGAGCCAAAATGACAGTAAACCCATCTACGGGTTTACCCGAAGCCTTTAATTTCAGCCGATTCCTACCCATGATCGCTGGTGCTGCTTTGGCCCCCTATACCGGTGGATTGTCGGCTGGAATGATTGTAGGGGGCGTAGAAGCCGCCCGTACCGGTAACATAATGAAAGGCTTACAGGCAGGTCTAGGAGCCTTTGGTGGGGCTAACATAGCAACTAGCCTGGGCACTATGGGGGCAGAGCAAGCGGCGGCTCAAGCGCTTCCTGTAACTGATGTGGCTGCGTCCTCTACTGGGGCGGTTCCCACAGCACCTGGAATTGTCCCAGCTGCCACTCCATCCGCTAATGTAGTTCCTGGCTCGTCTACAGATGTATTGCGTTCTGCTGCATCGCAAAATTTATCTTCTGTACCTCCTGCTCTTACTCCTACTTCAACGGGTCCGTTTGAATACGCAAATGTTGGGTATAACACAGGTGTTGTTCCTGCAACTGGACCGGCCGGGATTAATCCGGGGGTAGATTTCTCTACACAAACACCCACGGTCGCAGCGCCGCCTCAACCTATATCGACTCCTCCGGCTCCTGCTGCCGCTCCCGGTGCTGCTACCTATACGCGTGTAAATTCTGTTCCTGGCGCAGGCGGTACTACATATGGCACACCTGGTTTTCGTCCCACTTACAGTCAAATAGGCGCTGGAGTTGAACGTTTAGGTACCACCGAAGGACTTTCTGCCGCAGGTTCTAAGATCATGGCTGATCCCATGAGTGCAATTAAAACTGCTGGTTCGCTGGTACTTGGCGCACAGGAAGAAGAAAAGCCATATGAAAAACCAGGCATCGACTACAGCAAATACCCCAAGGCCGAACCCTACAAACGGCAATATGTAGAAAATCCTGATCCACGCAGAGACCGGGAATTTTCTTATTTTCAGCCAAACGCTTTGTATGTAGCCAAGGGTGGCCCAACCGGGCTTGAAGACGGCGGGTTTGTTTTACGGGCTTCAACTGTTAACGGCGTTGGTAACGGCAGTTCTGAGGCTGGCCTTAAATACCTTCAACAAAAACTTGGTGCTATGCCCATCAAAGGTTCTGGTGATGGCATGAGTGACTCCATCCCCACTACCATAGCAGGTAAAAGAAAAGCACTGGTTTCAAATGAAGAGGCTTATGTTCCTCGCAATATTGTTTCTCGTATTGGTGGAGGAGATATAAATAAAGGCGCTGCAGAACTTGATAAGTTTATGAAGCGTGTTGACAAGGCTAAGACAGGAAAACCTAAACCACCAAGACAAATCAATCCGGACAAGTATCTGCCAAAGAGAAAGTCCTATGCTTAAAACAATACACGGTTGCGACTTTTCTGATTGGATTTTAGAACGAATGCCGATTAAAAACGGCAAGCCAAATTGGTATTACACAATTGGTATTGGAAATGAAAAACGTTTACTTGCTGCAGTGATTTTGTTTGACTATGACGGTAACAATATTTACATGGGTGTAGCCCGTGATGGAAACGTTAAGTATTGGCTAAACAAACGAATCATTGGTGAAATTTGTGACTATGTCTTTAATCATTTAGGTTGTGTGCGGATTACTGCAAGAACTCAACCTGGCAATAACGAGGCTAGACGTATAGTAGAAAGTCTTGGATTTAAATGCGAAGGCATTATTCGTCAAGGTTATGGTAATCAAGATATGCTTATTTACGGATTGTTGCACTCTGAAGCAGAGCGCTGGATGAAACATAAAGAGGTTGAATATGCGTAATAACTATGCTGCACTAGAGTCCGGTTGGATACCGGGGCATTTAGATGCCTTTAAACCTAATGCTGTAGGTAAGATTTGTTTATACGATATGGGTGGTGGTGGAAGTGATAAACCTCAAGAGTCTACTACCTACACAACTAATCTTCCTGAGTATGCCGAACCATACTATGGTCGGATGGTTCAGCGTGCTGAATCATTATCTCAAGAAGGCTATCAACCATACACTAGCCAACGCATTGCTGGGTTTACTCCAGAACAACAACAGTCATTTCAAGAAACTCTGGGGATGCGTACTCCCGAGACTTTTGGGCAGGCTAGATCAGGGACCGCAGGTGCTTTAGGGTTAGGAGTTGGGGCTATTCAACAAGGTATGGACCCTACAGGGTTTCAACCGTTCATGTCTCCGTACCAGCAAGGCGTTATTGATATTGCCAAACGTCAGGCTGCTATGGACGCACTTAAAATTCAAAATGCAACTAATATAGGCGCTGCTCGTCAAGGTACTTATGGTGGCGCACGACAACTACTTGCACAAACTGAACGTGAAAAAGCACTAGGGCAACAACTTACTGATATTCAAACAAAAGGATTGCAGGACGCCTACACCCAGGCTCTTCAACGGCAACAACAGGCTGCTCAATTAGGATTGCAAGGTGGTCAGTTTGGTCTTGCTGGTGCTCAACAACTGGCTCAACTTGGCACGCAAGAACAACAGGCTTCTTTACAAAGACAACAAGCCCAACAAGCAGTGGCTAACGTTGGGCAGCAACTTGAACAGCGCCGTTTAGATCAAGCCTATCAAGACTTCTTGGCACAACGTGAGTTTCCGTATCGCCAACTTGAGTTTTACAATGCCATGCTACGTGGGCTTCCGGTGCAGGCTAATACTACTTCTACACAGTATCAAGCACAGCCAAACATGGCACAGCAAGTTCTTGGTTATGGTATTCCTGCGCTGGCTTTGTCTAGAGCCTTTAGCGCTACATAAGAGGTGACGTTATGGCAAGTTTAGGAATCCCGCTCGAAGAGCGCCAAAAAGCATACGCAGGTTATACAACAGATGACCTGATGGCTAAGTACAACGAGGCTCGTTTAAAAGGCGATCTTCCTTCTATGTTTGCGCTGCTTGATATTATTAAAGCCGCACCTAAACCATTAAAAAGTCCTAAGACTACAGTTGAAGACGACATTATTGCGGCAGCGCAATCTCAAATGCCACAACCGGCCCCCACCGGAATGCAAGGTGCGCTTACCGCCATGGAGAACCAAAATGAAATGGCTCCTGTGATGGCTGCTGATGGTGGGTTTATGGGACGTGGGGATAATGATCCTGTAGAAATGTTGAGTAAAGGTGGTATTGCACGGTTCCAGTTTGGCGGTGCAGGCACCGTGGCTCCGTACTCTAGTTTTAGTGCGTTGTCATTTGCCGATGTAGAACGTATGGCAATGATGGGTGATCCTGATGCTCAAAAAGAACTAAGCAATCGGATGCGAGCAAATGTTAGACCCGCTCCTGTTCCTGGTCCTGGCCCATCAATTACTACTCAACAAGTCACTGATCAGTTTGGTCCGCGTGGAAAAATACCTGGCCCTGTTGCCGCTACTCCTACCCCTGCTGCTTCGGCCGCTCGTCCTGGCATTGGGTCGATATTGTCTAAAATTCCTGGGGCTGGTCTTATTTCAAGACATCCATATATATCTGGAGCAGTAACGGCGGCTACATTAGGTCAACCACTTGTTGATCGTTTAATGGCTACAGATCGTGGCACTCCATCTGAAGAACTTGATGCTATTGCCGCTATGCAAGGTACGCAAGGTGGTATTGATCGTTCTGCTGCAGGACAAACTCGATTTACTCCACCTGCTGCAAGAGATCCGGGCGCTCCTGCTGCTCCACCTGCTGCGCCTCCTGGCGCTCCACCTCCTTCTGGAGTAGGAAAACCGGGGTTACCGTTTAATTTGGCTGACTTCAAACCAAAAAGTATTGACGATTACATAAGGGAACGTAACCAATATGAAGCAACACTGGGTGCAGAACAAGGTGTTCGGTCCCTCCAAGACATCAAACAAGATCTTGCAAAGTTCAGTACTCGAGCCAAAGAGCGTAGCGAGGCTGACCGTAAAGCCGCCCAAGAAACGTTTAAAGACGACCTTCTTATGTCCGCTGCCCTTGTCGCTCCGCAGTTTCTTAAAGGTCGTGGATTAGCGCAGGCTACTGCTCGTGCAGCCGAAACGTTTAGTCCAATGGCAACTAAAGCCATGGGTACTCGTGCGGCTTCTATTAAAGATGCTATTAAAACAGAACGTGATGCTCAAGATAAGTTTGAACTTGCTCAACTTGATCTTGACAAGGCTTACCGTGCTGAAGAACTTGGTAAATTTGATAAAGCCGCATCTTTACGTGATAGTAGTATGAAAATTTACGTAGACGCTGCTCTTAAAAAATACTCTGCTGATACATCGTATGCTGCAACTCTTGGTTATGTTGATAGAATTGTTGCTAAAGGACTTATTGATGCTGCAGGAGAACGTGTAAAAGCCTTACAATTAAATCCTGAGTTTAGAAAATTAGATATTCCTACTCAACAACGTCTAATTAATTCTATATTGCAAGGTGCTGTTAATTCTGAAGGTGGTGGTCGCCCCCGAATTGTGGATGTTCCTGGAACATAAATTATGCGAATTGTAGAAGACCCAACGCTGGGTAGACTTACCTATCCAGACGGTACTCCTGATGACGCTATCTACGCCGATATTGACCGGCGGCTGATGGGGCTTTTAACTCCTAAACCTAAAACATCTGCGTTTGGTCAAGTACGAGAATTTACTAAACAGTTACTACCAGGTATTGGTGGGGTGGCTGAACAGGCTGCAATTGGTGTGGGTGGTACGGCAGCAGACGTTTTACAACAAAAGTTTGGTGTTGGCCCAGGCGCACAACCTATTGTAGAAGGTATTACAGGCCTTACTCAAAAGTACATAAAAGAACCTTTAGGTGAGTATTTTGCACCAACAGAAGGCTACGAAGTTGCACCTAAACTTGGTCAAGCCGTTGGTTCCACATTAGGAATTGGTGCAACTCGATTTTTAAGTCGTGGTATGCCGCTTGGAACCGGTATGGCTGTGGGTGCTGGTGAACAAATTGAACGGGCTATGGAGGCTGGTGCTCCGCCTGATGTTCGGCTGCAATCTGCCCTTTATGGTGGCGCTACCGGTATTACAGAAGCCATCCCTATTGAGTTAGCCTTTGCCCGTGCTATGAAACTTATGCCCGGTTCAATCATGAATCAGGGTCTACAGTTGGTACGTAACGCTGCAATTACGGGTGGTGTGGAAGGCGCACAAGAGGTAGCGCAAGGTTTCTTGCAAAACCTTATATCTAAGAATTTATACAAACCCGATCAAGAACTTGTTGAGGGTCTTGGTGAGCAGGGTGCATACGGCTTCGGTGCTGGTGCCATTCTTCAGTCTGCGCTTGATTTGACTATTGGCCGTAGGGCCATGAAGAAACGAATTGCGGCAGAAAAACCAGAAGAAGCCGCAGAAGAACTTGCTACAAATGCTGCAGAGCCTGAACTAACCGCAGAAGAGAAAGCCATACGGCAACGACAGGAGATTCGTGCCAAACAGTTAGAAAAAGGCATAAATATTATTTCTGAGGAAGACTTAGAAACTCTTGGTATTGCTAAAGGCAAGAAGGCTGACAATACTTTTTCTAAACTTCTTAACAAAAACTTATCTGACCCAAATCAACTAGGGCAGGTTGAGAAGATTCTTGGTGAATACTTATCCGGTAGCCGTCAAAAGTTTGACGATATCACCACTATTCAGCGAGTGCTAGACAAGCAAATTGCTGGCGAGCCGTTAAATTTATTTGAAGAACTTGTTGTTCGTAACTACAACGGCGAAGATGTTGATGCTTATTTAATGAGTCGCCTTGATGAACTCAAAGCACGAGCACCTGTAGCAGAAACTCCAGCCGAAGTAAAAGCCGCAACTCCTAAGACTGCTGCACAAATTGCCAAAGAACAGGGCGAGATTGCCCGTAGAGAATTAGAAGCCCGCCAAACAATTGAGAAACAACAGACTAAAGAAGCCGAGGCAGGGGCTAAAGCGGAAAAGGCTGGGATAAAAGAACTTAAGGCGTTGGGTGTTACCCCGATAGTGCCGCCTGCTCAAGGCGAAGGATTTGCTGCAGCGCAACCTGATTTGTTTGGCGACATTACCTCCCAAGGCCCAGAAGTTACCCGTGGTTCTAGTCAAGACGCTGAATTCTTACGCCAGCGGGCTGAGTTTGAGAATGACTTACAACAACTCAATGTAGCCGCCCAAGCCTCTGTTGCTGGAGTGCCAAATGCCGAAGCCGTGGTACAGACCACATCAGCCAAGGTTGCCGACAAGGTCAATAAAATTCCGTTCTCAATTGGGGAACTAATTGACATACGTAACCGCATAGTTCGGCAGGGTACGCAAATTCCAGGTTCTGATGAGTTGTTAGACGTAGTTAACCGCAAGATTGCCGAACAGGCAGGGCAGATGCCCGAGGATGAAGAAGCCGCTCGTCAAATGCAGTTGTTTCCCGAGACTCAGGCTGAACTTCCATTTGCAGAGACAGCGCAACAAGAACTGTTTGAAACTGCTGGTCCTGCGGTGCCTTTGCCTCAACCTGCAGAAATACTTAAAGGCTTGACCGTAGAAGATTTGCAACGTGTAGGTATTGCTGCTAATAAGGCCAAAGACTTTGTTGGTAAAGATATTAACGAGCCAGGTGTGGCCGAGGCATTACGCGAACAACTACAAAAAAGAACGGCTAACTTCCAAACTTCTTTAAATAAAGCCCGTAAAGACTATGCGGCTTTACTTGGTCCAGAAGGAGTGCTTAAAGGTAAAAGACGTGCAGCGGCTGAACTTGAACAGGAGATATCTGATCTTGAAAAGGCCCTTGCAGCAACGCAAGAAAACTTGCGTCTTTTCCCAGCACTTGAGCAAGGCCAACTTGCTTTTGATGCACTTCAACCTGTTGAGCCAGAGGCTTTCCCAACTAAAACCGAACAGGAAGAAGAGAAGCGGTTTAGAAAGATCAAGGCAGATGAGGCTGCTGGTGAGGCTGCTAGGGAAGAAGGCGTAGCCAGCGAACTTGAAACACGTTTGCCTACGGGTCGCACGCTTGAAGATGTGCAGACTCTTATTGACCGCATCCGTCCGCTACGTGGCAAGATTAATAATGACAAGGCTACTCCTGATGAGCAAGCCCAGTACGATGAGGACTTGTCAACCCTGTTTTCTATGGTCAAAGGTCCGGGTCGTATTCAGTTGCAATTTGAAGCAACCGATCCTGCTTCACTTGCGTTAAACCGAGCCTTTGCTCGGGCTGAAGGGTTCTTAAAAAATCTGAGCAAAAAAGAACGTAGCCGTCTGGCTAATAAGTTAGTTGAGATGCGTGGTCGTACTGCACAACGAGAAGTTGCAACTAAAGTTCTTGGTAAGCAAGCACGCCGTGAAGCCGAGCAGTTTCCTGAAGAAGGCGTTCGTATTGAGGCACGTCAAGAACGAGAGCGTAAAGCGCAAGAAGGGAAAGCCAAGGAAGCCAAGGCAAAGACGGCTGAAGAAGTTAAAGAAACCGCTACGCTTAAAACTCGGGCTACGTTTACAGCCGTAATGAAACTTAACCGGGACATTACATCCCAAGATGATATTCGTGAACTACGGCAAAACATTCGAGATTACACAGACTTAAACGGCAACATAGATTTTGAAGGTCTTGCCAAACTGTATGACGTTGACGCCAAGAAACTTAAAGAGTTGTATGACGATGAGCGAGTACGTCTAAGCGGACAAGATATAGAAACTAAAAAGCAAGTTCAAGCCGCTGAACAAGAAGAAGCAGATCAGAAGGCCGCTGAAAAACGCGCCGAAGAAGAGCGTAAAAAACTTGAAGAAGAGGAAAAGACTCGGTTAGAGACGTTTAAAGATATCCGCAAGATGGAGCCACAACCGCTGGCCCAACTTGCCCAAACCGTGTCAGACATGAAAGGTGCGGACTTACAACCTGTCCTTCGCAATATTGCCCGCACCGGTAAAGTTGCAGAAAATCTGCAACAAAAGATTGATGGGTCTTTTGGTGAAGGCGAAAAAGTTACTGCCAAGATGACTGCCAAGGAATTGGAAGAAGCCGAAGGCAAACTCACCAAAAAGATTTCCCGCACCGTTAAGACTAATGATTGGGCACCGTTTGATACGGCGTACCAGTACGCCATTCTTCGTAGTGGTGACAACAAGTTTGCCATCATTGCTCCAGCACGCTACAACATAGATGACTTATTTGGCAGTTTCCGGGTCAAATACCCAAATGCCAAAGCCACATTTGTTGGGTCTGGCAATATTGCTAACGTCAAGTACCTGACATTTACCGCTGATGTTGAAGCAAAAGGACCGGCGGCAGACTTTGTCATTACGCCACAGGCTGGCGCACAACAGCGTAAGGCTGAGAAGATTGCTGGCACCAAAGTTGCCAAGGTTACTGAACTGCTTGCTGGGTCAACTTACAACGATTTGAAGAGTGGGGTATCTGTTGACAAGGCTATAGAGCGATTCGGCATAGACGCAACCATGCGTGCTTTGGGTGATCTTCGTTCCCAACGGGCTGCACAACGTGAAAAGACCGGTAAGTTTGCCATGGATGACCGGGTTCTTGATGCTGCGCTTAACTATATGCAAGGCAAGTATGGGGCACAGGTTTACTTTTCAGACCGCGCTACTCGTCTAAATGAAACGCCTAATGTTGGATTTGCTAATGAGTTTTTAAATAAAGTTGGTGTAGATGAAACTAATTACTACGCAAGCGACTTATTAAAAACAATTGCTAAACATGAAGGCAATTCAGAAGTAGGTCGTACGGCTCGAGTGCTTTTAACTCAAGCGTCTAAGTTTCAACTTGATAAGTTACCAATTTTTTACAACCCTGATGAGAAGAGTGACCGCAGTTATTTTTCTAATATTTACGATAACAATGGTGATCGCATATCTTATATTGTAATTGCCAAACGTCATATATATTTACCAGATGTTAGTTTGCACGAAATTATCCACTCCATGAGCGTTGATCAAATGTTCAAAGTGAGTGATCCAAATTACAAACGTACAGGCGCCCGTTGGGAAGATGCTGCACAAGGACTTATTGACTTGCAACGTTTTATGGAGTTTTATGTAAACGGCAAGATTTCTGAGGCAAACGAAAATGCTCCGGTAAGTTCAAGTTGGGACGTTGTTCCAGGCGTTCCAAAATCTGTAGAGCATTTAAATCAAATAAAAAATCATTACGGTATGAGAAATTACCTCGAGTTTATTGCCGAGGCTCTATCTGATGAAGAATTTAAAACTTTACTTAAAAAGATTCCAGCCAAAGAATTTACAAACTGGGTTCGTAAAAATAGTCTTAGCGAAAAAGATGAACGCCGTTTAAATTTGTTTGAGAAGTTAGTAAAGGGTGCCCGCAACGTCTATGAGTTTTTTACTCGCCTGTTGCGACAAGCACTCAACTTACCCGATTCTTCGCAGACGGTGTTTGACCTTACTGTTAATCAGTTTGGTAAATTAATTCAGCAATCGACTCCTGCTTCGGTACTAAGGGGCAAGCCAGAGGTAATGACAATTTCTCCAAAAGGAGTGTCACCCACCCCAAAAAAGTACGGGCGGGATCCGCTACCCGCTGACGTAATTAAAATTCTTGACAACATCAAGAATAATCCTGCGTTAAACGTACCTGTAATTAAAGGCAAGGCGGATGCTATTCGGGCCGTAAACTCCGGCTTCCTGCCGCTTATGTCAGTTAGCCAGATGCGTGACGTGTTTGGAACCGACCCTAGACTAAAAGAACTTGATACTTATTATGAAGCCACCCAGCGTATGGCTGGTTTTAGGAACACACTTCGTGAAAAGTACGGGGATGTGATCAATGACTTTTACGGCATCCGCAAAAAATATAAGGGAAAACCATTAGTTAATCAGTTGGACGAAGTAATCAACGAGGGTTCTCGGCTTGAAGTTGATGTGCTGAAGCCCAATTCAGACTACAAAGACGCCGCCGTTAAGGCCGACCATAAGCGCTTACAGGACGTATACAACACGTTCCCGGAAGATGTTAAGTCGTTCTACAAGAAGTATAGGCAGAACAATGACTATATGCTGGACCAGATTACTGAGTCGATGGTGCGCCGTGCCCAAGGCTATGTAACAGACCCAGACTCTAAGGCTGAGATCAAAGAAATGATTGAAGCCAAGATGCAGAAGTTTAAAGATAAAGGCCCATACGCACCTCTAATGTTTTCTGGCAATAACTGGGTAAACGTACAGTTTGCAGAAGACAATGTGGTGCCTTTCTCCTTTGAAACTAAAACTCAGGCTGATGAGTTTGCCAAACAAATGCGGGCCAAAGGTCACACAGTCAAACAGTTTGAGTCAATCAAAGACCTCAAGGCTACCCAAGCGCCTCGTTCTGGGTTCTTTAAACAACTAGAGGGCATCCTTAATCGTAATAGGGTAAACCCCAAGGCTAAGGATGAGATTTATCAGATGACTCTTATGTATCTGCCTGAAGAGTCATTCATGCGGCAGTTCCAAAATCGTAAGGGTGCCCCGTCATACGAGCGCGATGCACTCCGCAACTATGGTGACTTAGCCGATAGGGTTGTTCATCAACTACCCAAAGCCCGTTTCTTGCCCGATATGGATCAGGCAATAGAGACAATGAAAGCCAAGATTAAGCAAAGCCCTGATGATATGGCTGGTCGAGTATTGGGTGAGATTGAGAAGAATTATCAATCCAATATGGAGCCACGCTACAACAAGTTTGCTACGTTCTTAGGTAACTTAGGCTTTGGCTGGTACATGGGCGCCAACCCATCGTCTGCGCTGGTGCAGATTTTCCAAGTGCCAACCATGACTTTCTCTTATTTGGCACCCGTCTATGGGATCAATGGAACCGTTAAAGAACTAAGCAAGGCTTCCAAAGACTTTTTTGGTGGCCGCATTGGGGGCAAACAAGGATTGTTTAGTATTAAGACCAATCCTAATTTAACGGCAGAAGAAAAACGAGCGTTCAAAGAACTTTATGATTTAGGTGTCATACCACCTGCCGCAACAGAAATTGGTGACTTTGAGAGCATGACCAACCTTAAGGCTGATACGCCTACCGAGCGTACCCTTAAAAAATTAAATGGCATGATTTCTTATATGTTTGTAAATGCAGAGCGCTTTAACCGTGAAGTATCTGCGTTGGCTGCGTTTCGTCTAGAGTATGCACGTAGCAAAAACTTTGAAAAAGCGATGAAAGCCGCAAACGATACCGTGGTGGAGTCGCAGGGTGATTACTCAGATACTAACGCCCCCCGTGTATTTAAGTATCCAAGCGCTAAAGTTTTGTTGATGTTTAAGAAGTTTGCACAGTTGGTGATTTATCAATACGTTAACAACGCTCGGATATATATGCAGAAAAACAAATTTACACCAGAAGAACGTAGAGTTGCTCGTAACCGGCTGGCTGGGATGATGGGCACCTCGGCAATGTTTTCTGGTGTGTCTGGTATGCCATTCTTCTGGATGGTCGAAGCAATAATGAACGCTATTGGTGACGATGACGATCCGTATTACAACTTCCGTGACTCATTACGAGAAACCATGCCTGACTTTTTAGTGTCTGGAATACCGTCTGCTCTTACAGGTGCAAACTTCCAGTCACGTATTGGCTTACAAGATATTCCGCTATTAGGATTTTTCCCCGGCGTAGGAAGCGCTGCGGCTAAAACTAGCGAAGCAAAAAGTGTGCTTGGTGATGTGTTTGAAGCCGCTGCTGGACCAATTGGAGGTATTTTTGTCCAGGCTCTTGAAGGATACGATGCAGTTCAAACAGGCAATACATATCGTGGCATAGAAAAAATGACTCCGTCAGCCATCAAAAACTTTATGAAATCTTATAGATTTGCCACAGAAGGTGTTAATACATTGAAGGGTGATCCTCTTGGGGTAGACGTAGATAGCATGGATGTAGCAATTCAAGCTTTTGGATTTGCACCCCTGTCTGTAGCCAAGAAACAAGAGTCGAATTACTCTAAACAAAAACTCATGTCGGGTATTGATAGTGAGCGCAATCGCCTGTATTTAAAACTTAATTTAGCAAATGATGCCGGGGACTTTGATACAGTAGGTGAGGTGTTGGAACAGATTGATAAGTTCAACGACAAATACCCTGGGGCTGAGATTACGGCTGAAGACATTGATAAGTCTCTACGTCAGCGAGCCAAGCGCAAGTCTGAAATGATTGACGGCTTATACATACCGCCTAATCTAAGGCCTTACTTGTTGTAATAAAAAAACCCCCGGTTTTTAGGCCGGGGGTACTCAACAAGAAGGAGTAAACACCATGAGAAATGCGAGGAGTAGCATCACTCAGGGTCGATATTAGCCTACGGGTTTTCTAAAGTCCATACCCTGATCCCAAGTACCCCAGCCTCTATCCTAGTTCGTAGTACAAATTGTTGTATCCCATGATATTTTAGTTCAGTCTCTAAAGCATTTTTGGCAAATTCTGTATCTAAACATGGCACAAACAAAGACTGGGGCGGCTTCCGTAAAATGTCCCAATCCAGTTCGTAACGTGCTCCGTCAAGTATCAGTATGTCCATTACTGTTAAATCTTATTTAAGATTGCCCCCACCTTTCATAATGTTCCCACCAAAGACATAAGTGCCAACGTGCTCTAGTTTGATGAACGGATTGGCGTAGACCTTGCCCCCGTGCTTACGCCACAGGTCACAGAAGTGGTAGTCCTCAGACAGTAAGGCCCCGGTAGCATCAATGCTCGTGGCAAAGTATTCGTGGGTCAGCGGTTTGGCGTACTCCCCCGTCTCGGGGTCTTTGAATGATGAGGTGCGGTAAGTAGGCACATGATCTTTCAGGATCTCAAACACACGCCGTTTAATCAGCATGAACCCTGTCCCTGAGTGCCGGACCTCAATGCAACCCTCGTCATCAGTCTCCTGCTTCTCACCGACCATATTGAACACAAACGCCCCACCGTATTCGGCTAGGTCTTTCTTGCCAGCCTTAGCGGCCTTCTCAACCTTGGCCCAGTCAATCTCTTTCTTGGGGTACATCCCGCACACGATGTCACGGTCAGCCGCCATGAGTTGCGCTACGGCGTGTCCATCAAAAGATATGTCGGCATCAATGAACATTAGGTAGTCAAAGCCCTTCTCAAGGAACAGTCGAGCCAGTTCGTTACGGGCACGGGTAATCAGGCTCTCGTTCATAATCTGCGCCCAGTAGACGGGCACACCCACAGACTTCATCTTATTGATTGTCCCGAGTAAGCCAGCAACATAGTGGCCCGTACACATCCCGCCATACATCGGGGTGGCAATCATCAGCGTGGGCTTATCAGACTTCTCCTGCGGCAGTTCTCTTTCTTCAAACGTGGTCATACTTTCCTCACAATAAGTTGATACCCAGTAAACGAAACCACTAACTCATCTTCAAACATATTGACAAACGCATCTATAGCAATCTTCGGCCGCTGGATCGTAGTGAACCCCGGCGGTTTCCATGCGTAGTCATCAAAGACCATAAACCCTTTTGTCTTTAGCAGGGGCCAGGCCATACAGGCATCCGTCAAAACATCCTTGGCAATGTGCGACCCATCTATGTAGATGAAGTCAAACTTATATTTGTCAATCGTAAGCAGCGGCAGGGCTATTGTTGACGGGTACTTCATTGAGGTTACTTTTCTTCTGTTGTCATATTTCTCCGTCACGACTCTCATATTTTCTGCATACCTGCGCTCTGCTCCATCCATCTCACCGTTGACGTGCTCGGCCCCGCCTTCCCATGTATCGACACAGAAAATCTCACCACCGTCTTCCATCATGTTCTCAACGGTCCATACGGCTGACCTTCCCTCGAACGAACCAATCTCTAGGAAGTGCTTGCGCCCAGGCAGATGAGGAATCAACTGCTTCCATACTTCAGGCGCCCATTGAAACCAATCTTTTGTAAATTGATATTCAGTTGTTTCTAATTTCGCCACGGTAGTGCCCTTCCCTTATTCCTAAGTCTAATATCAACGCCTCAACCTGCTGGCGTAAAGTTTCGTTTTCTTTTACTAATGTTTTTATAAAATTTGACTGTTGCTCAATCTTGACTGCCGCTTGCTTCATAAGTTCTTGAGCATCATCGGGGTCAAACGTTGGATTAAGAAGTTTTTGAATGATTGGATCGCTCATTCTTTCACCTTATAAAATCTCACACCGCCTTGCTTGCTCATATCGGCAAGCCCCTTCAAAACAAAATAATCCAGTGCACGTCTTGCGTGCGTTTCACTAATCAATAGCACTTTCATTGCTTGCCTTATAGTCACAGGTCTTTTACGGCCTACAACGTAATCCCACACCGCCTGATCTTTTGGGTCTATGCTAACGGGCATTTTTCTTATCAGCCTTTTTGTTTTGTTCACCAATCCATAGTCCGGCACACACTAACTCTAGTTCTTCGCTTGGCGGGTTAGTCTTTAGTGCCATGCCACGCCCCTCTGCAAAGCCTCGGTTGTATTGGCGGTCAAGGGCGTTATCAAAAAGAAAATAAGCCAAGCCGATGAGTGCGCCTAGAAGAATTAGTTTCATACTGGGTTCCTTGCTGGGCGGTTAGCGCACGGCCATATCGCTCTGAAAGCATCCCGTAAGAGAACATCAGCGGTCTTGTGTCGGATCGCCGGGTTCTGCTGCAGATACATCCGGGCGATGTCAGTAACCTGTCCGATCGTTAGATTTACATGGCCTGGAGGGCAATGATTAATGTGCTGATGGGCATCAAAGACTCCCGTGACATAGCCCATGACATACATCCGCTCACCATTACTTTGATCCTGCATCTTGGTGTACAAGGTGTTGCCCGTCTCAAACTCAGCCCGGGCCGTTGTAGTGTGTAACGCTACACATAACACCAACAATAATTTTTTCATCTCACCCTCGGCTGGCAGTTATAAGCCTGTGCTCCATCACGGAATGAACCCATGAAGCGGCAGTCTTCGGTTATTTGTTTTGATTCCCATGCGACACCCAATACAAAAGCCACAAGCGCAAGCACGATACACCCAAAGGATGTTTTCCAACGTTCGGCGCACCATGCCCATAGTTTTTTAAGATCAATCAAGTCTTTCATACTACACCTCGCTCTGACTTTTTATTTCTAAAAGAATTTTTTCTAGTCCTTTGCGAAACTCAAAGTCTTCAATCCTAACGTGGCTTGAAGTAAGACACTCTCCACTAGCACAATCGTACAAACTGCCTGTCACTGCGTCCATTAAAAATACAATCTTCTGACTTTCTTTGTCTGTATTTTTTACTGTAACGGGGGTAACTACACGGCTTCCCACATTTGTATGTGCCAAATACAGTTCTTTACCCTTCAACCACTTTTTTCTATCAGCCTTCTTATTGTGTGTAGGCATATAGTTAACGCTACACCAAGTGCTACTAGAAGAAATGCTAATCACTGTTGGTTGCATTTGGCTCCTCCAATACGTCAATAAAGTGTCCACGGCTTGCATCTAATACAACGCAGTATGAGGGTGGGGTCGGTATTTCGGTGCCTTTCCCAAGCCGTTTCTTTTCAGCCTTAACGTAAATACCTTTGGCTTTCAAGTCTGATATTAAATCCTTGTAATACAGTTGACGTTGAGCGCACCAATTACGCAGGTCTTCTACAGGTATGTAGGTGTAATTAGTATCAGGCTCATGGCGTATCTTTAGTTCTTTTTGTGGTTCCCGTGTAGGCGGTTTTGCCATACCTAATCGTTTATCAATTTCATCTTCAATAATTAAAATGTTATTGATATGACCCCGAATAAAGTCAGCCAATATCATATCGTGGTCTAGTTTTAGACTTTCAACATCGGCGCGAGAGTAAGTGACCATATCAGCCGCCCACTCATATATACGCTTCAAGTTATAGTCGTGTAGTCCTAACTGTTGGGCTACATGACCTCCTGTAAGAATACTTGCTACACCTGATGACCAATAACGCTCTTTAGTTGTAGCCGCAATCTCTTTATCAAATTGAGTCTGAGTCTTTTGCAAAAACTCTAAGATGCTGGATAGGTTAGGCAAAACATGGCGCATATAAACTTCACCTGCTATGCCATAGTTATCGTACATCAAAGAAAAGATTTCATCCGCTTGGCCTTTGCTCATCTTGTTATTGCCAAAGACTTTAATTTCAAAAACCCGCATCAACTCACCTTCAGGCAACTGCTTAATCTGTTGCATCTTTTCGTAGAACGATGCGTTACTACTAGATAACATGATGGTTGCCCATTCAGTAGAATTGAGTCGCTCCGCATTAACCTGAGACTGCATCCGATTCCGTGGTCGCCCAAGGGTGATAGCGTAGGCTAAATCAGAAAAGTCTTCGGGCTTCATGTTAGTAATTTCGTCAATCGTCACAGGCAAATGAGCCATGACTCCGAAGCGATGTAGCCTAGACAGTTTTGTATCTTCTGCGTGCAACATTAGTTTATCAGGATGTCCATACACACTATTACACATACGAAGAATTGTTGACTTGCCCGTGCCCGATTCTTTGGAAACGTAATTAACTAACAATCCTTTGTGGTTAGTAAACTTAAAAAGTGGCGCACCGAAGGCACACAAAGCCCCAAAGGCGTTAGCCTCCATACCCTCTTCCGCATAAACATTAAAGACTTTTTTCCACTTCTCAATGTCACCGCGCTTACGCAGTAGGGGTGCAGTATTGCGGGTCACTACAGACGGAGGACAGAAAGTCATGCCGCCCGTAATGTCGATCTCTCGCTCTCCTAGTATGAACTTGTCATCTTCATCACTCCATCCAAACCGGACACTAGCGGTTTCTGACGGTTGAGTCATTTGCATCTCCTTAGTTGAACGGGCTATGTATGCCATTAGCGCATCCATCGGTTTACCCGGAAGGGCTACTACACCTTGTTTTGCCAACGCGTTGCGACAAGCGTCTTTAGATAACGCTTCACTGAGTGATAAAGTAAATTCACGCACCCCGTCTTTTGGTAAGTGCAGTCGCATACTCAAGGACTCACCTTCTTCCCCATCCATTACCCGCTTTACTACATACAAATCATTCTCATAAACCAACAGGGCTTCTTCTTCGTCACCAAATGGCTCACGATAGATACCGCCATTTTTGCCTCGGAAGTATGGGAACGGAAGCGATGGAATCTTGAATGTAATTTCTTCTTGGAAGATTTCGCTTTTCTGAATAACCTCGTTGTCGGCCTCGGTAGCCCGTGCAATCTCTGCGCCAATTTGTATTGGAGAAGTAATGTTCCCCCTGTGCGGACAACCCTCACATCCACCCGCCCTCAATTTTTCAAAGGTGGCGCAAGTGTATGGGCCTTTGATATGACTAGCCTTTTCCTCAGTTGCTTCGGGTGTGTAGTGTGGGTGGTCTTTAGACACCTCATGAATAGCGGTTTCTTCATCGTCACAAAATGCCGCCACTGAAAGCGCCGCTCTCCACATCGGTTCTTCCAAGGTAGCCTGATTCTCTATGCAGTGTTTGATCTGCAAGCAACCCTTACCTTCGTCAATTTTCTTTTTGATTGTGGAAAACTTGTTGATGTAATTGCCCATAAGTGCCCTGGTTATCGCATCCATAGGGCGGCGGGTCTTAGGAGCAGGGGGTAGTAGTTCCCCTATCCTAGATATCAAATCCTCTAGGCGGCGGGGTTTACCCTGAAGGATGATCTCCACGGGGCGTGGGTCATCGGTCTTATGGTTAAAAGTGCCGGGGATTCTGAGGATTCGGGCGGCATCGGCAGTCACAGCAGGGTCGGCTTTTAGGTCGTGCTGAACGCACTTGGCCTTCAAAGACTCGGCTACACGGCTCCATTTGTCGATGGGAACGGCTTCTTCCAAGGGCCAATACACATGAACCCCACCGCCTGAATTGACGATAGTGGGTTTTGGCATCTTGACCTCTTGGCAAAATCTGCCCAAATCAGCGATTGCGTCTTCCCTTGTCTCATAGGGTTTTCCCTCCCCGCAATCTAAATCTAACCACAAGGCTTTAACTTGCGTTGCGTTTGCGCGAGTTCGCTCCTTGGGCGTGGCAAATTTTGCCAGTCCAAAAAATATGTCCCGATTATTAGATGCCAACCCTGCAACAGTTGACTCTACTTCATCAAGCGTCTCGACAAATATCTGCTCACGCAGTTTGCCTTTGGTCATGCCAACGATGGCGTAATAGCCACCCTCGGCGGTTACGGCCTGTAAGAATTCTCGGTTCATGACTCGTCACTTAAAAGATTTTTTACGAAGTTTTTCTATGGCTTCTTTAATCTTGTTTAAGTAACGTTCTTGAGGTTTAGTCTTATTGAGGAACCAATGATAGACAGTCTGCCGTGTGACCCCGAAAAATTCTGCTACATGAGAAACAGGAATCTCTCGCTCGGCACATATCAACCCCAGTTGAACCCAGGGTAGTGACGTGTCCTGCTCCTTTATCCTGTCAACAAGTCTCTTTGTGTATCCAATTTCCATAGTCGTAAGCGGGGGCGAACCCCCGCACCTTAAGTTTTGTTAATCGTCTGCCCACTGAGAAAGAACTTCACCCAAGTCAGGTTTAGACTCGGATACAGTAGCCTTCTCAGACTTTCGTTTTGTAGGTTCCGCTACTTTGGCTTCAGCCTTGGATGCGGGAGCAACTTCAGCAACGACTTCTTCAACTTTATCGACTTGCGCTACGGTCATGGTAATTGCTTGTAGTGCGGCGGCAGACTTGCTTTGTTTGATAGCACCGTCTAATTCGCCCTCGTTCAACCAACGAACAGGCTTGAATGTGAGGCGGGGTGTAGACGAATTAATGTCAAACTTGGCTTCGGTTACGACTGCAGTAATTGATGTGCGTTGTGCCTTGAGATACTTGGCATACGCTTGCATCGGCATACGATCACCTTCGGGTTTACCGAAGATTGACTGCGAAGGCAGAGTTAGTTGGTACACATCGCCATGAATGTCGTTCTCTAAAACGATGGCAAGTCTCTGCGAGAAGCGGCACGCGCGAGAATCCCCTTGACCTGATCCCTTGATATTCTGTGGACAATCCGCGCAAGTCTCCGCCTGTTTGTTTTGGGCATCAGCGGAAGGGGCAACACCATCTGCACTCCAACAATCGGGAGGCAGGTTTTTTCCTTCTTCATATGTTCCTCCATAGTAGGTGCGCGAGATATTCGGTGCGGCGTTAACCACAACAACATTCATAGCGCGATCTTCATTGACTGCAATTTGTTGGCCCCCATCCATTAAGCGGAATACCTTGCCACGAATAGAGATACGCTTAGAACCACCACCCCCTGCAAGCGATGCAGTTACATCATCAATCTGACGATTGCGAATGTGGTCGGGGACATTATTACCGCTGAACAAAGTGATATCACTCATCTTGTTTTCCTCACAGTGATTGAATAAGAATTTACAACATTCATACCTTTTGGCATGAGCGTAGGATGTTCCTGTAGCCATGATTTAAGGTTTGTTTGATTGATGCGCCTGTGTAAAACATCATACAACTTATGCTCATCAATATACTCATGGAACGATTCCCAATCATTCGTGGAGTATTCGGTTTTGACGGAACGAATAATCGTACCGTACTTAGTCTTTATGTTTTGCGCCCCGATTTGTTTGCACCTTTCTCGGAAGTGCTCTTCAATCGTTTCCAACTGAGCATTGATTGCTTCTTCTTTGGCGGCAAACTCTGATTCCAATTTACGCTTGTGATCTCTGATCTTAATGTAGATCCTGACCATTTCGTCTATTGATACATCAGTTGTTTCTTTTTCTTCTACTGCATCACTCATGGTGTTTATCCTTTATTTTGCTTTTATGGCCTCATCCTAAAATACGAATTTGACATTGTCAACTAGTTAATTCACGATACAACGAAATTATTTCGCTATGAACATCCAGTTTCGATTGAAGCATTTTATAGATGCGCTTCTCTGCGGGTGATCCTTGCAAGTGAATAACGGTGACAGGGTTGTGTTGTCCTTGGCGGTGCGCTCGAGCGTTGGCTTGTAAGTATGTTTCCAAACTTGTTGTTGGGCCAAACCATATGATGGTGTTTGCTGCAGTTAGAGTAACACCATGCGATGCCGCTTGTGGTTGGATGATCAAAACTTTTGGGGACGGCTCACTCTGAAATCTTCGGAAAATATCAGTGCGCGCTTTTGCGGGAACTTCCCCATTGACAATTTCGTTGGAGTAGCCTCTGCCGCTTAAAAAATCTGACACAACATTTATTGCGTGTTTGAACGGAACAAATATGAGAACTTTGTCACTGGTTTCGCTTATCACATCCTCTAATTCCGATAACCTGTTGCTACAATCAAACTCAACAACTTCACCAGAATCTGAATAGACCGCACCCGCAGAGATCTGTAATAGTTTGTTTAGTATTGCCGCCGCGTTCACACCCGATACTTCCTCGCCTGCTGCAACCATCAAGGCTTGTTGCTTCATCTGTTTATAGTAGCGTTCCTGTTGCTTAGTCAACGGGATCTCGCGCGTCTCGTAAGTCATGTCGGGTAAATCAAGACATTCTTTTTTAGTAAAACGAATTGCAGGCTGTAACGCTTCATGAACTGTTTGGCTTGCGTTGTCTCTAGGTATCCATCGAAACTGCGAGACCCTCCACATAACCTTGTCGCGCCATGAGCCAAAGAATCTAGGCACGCGATCAGGACACATTAACTTAGCCAACCCATATGCGTCTTCAGGCGATTGTGATGCAGGTGTTCCCGTAAGCATCCATAGCCATCGTTGTGGATTAATAAGTTTTTGTATGGTCTTCCAACGGCGCGTAGATACATTCTTGTATGCGTTGGCTTCATCAATAACTATGAGATCAAACTCGTTTGCGATTATGTCGTTAATCACAATCTCTACGCCATCAAAGTTGACAATCACAAACTCTGCGTGGCTATCGATTATCTTCTTGCGTTTATCCGGTGTGCCGTATGCCACATCACATGAGCGATGCATAGCAAACTTAAACAAGTCATCTTGCCATGCTGACTGCATGATGGAGAGTGGACATATCACAAGCACCCTGCGTATGAAGCCGAGTTTCATCAAATAGTCTGCGGCCCATATTACGGATGCAGTCTTGCCTGTGCCTTGTTCGTTAAAACAAAATGCACGGCGGTGTAGTGTAAGAAACGATGCAGTTGTGATTTGATGTGCGAATGGCTTGTGCAAGCCTGGGAAATCGTAGTTGCCTACGATTGGTGATGGGACATTCTTGATGCCTAGGTTCTTAAGGACTTGTGCTTCTTCTAGCCCCCAATGAACTGCGACTTTATGAATGCCGTTTTCTTCGCCGAGAGTTTTGCTCTTGGGAATTACTGCGGTTACCCGATCAGGGTTCTTTAACTTCAATAATAGTAATTTGTTTTCTACAATTTCCATGGTGTTTACAGATGCGTTATCAGGCGTAAGTGGAATTCCACTACGCCTTTTTAATACTGCTTAATCTGTCGAGTTACTTAACGGAACTATCTTTGTTCCGCTTGAAACTTCTGTTCTTTGATGGAGATTGTAGTCGGTATCCGTCTTTATTGCTACCCCCTTTAGATAGGGGTTTTACATGAGACACATCCTTGCCCTTGCGGTCAATGCCTTTCTTGTCAAGGGCACGCCTCGCACGCTGACGCTCCATGCGATTTTCGTGTTCTCCCCTAGCAACTTGTTGCTTGTATTCCTTTTTGTAAGGCCGGGATTTGTTAGTGTAAGGCATAAAGAAATTGTGTCGAGTGGAACTCGGTTCCGTTCGATTATGCGTGTTTTCCGTTATGAATGCAAGAGTGCACCGCACAATAATTGCGGCAAGTGAAGTTGGGTTTGGGGTTCCAAACATCCTGTGTATAAGCGGATTCTAGGGGGACATACAGATATAGTGCATCGCGCAGAAGTCCGAGAAAATCGCCACGCACATAGTCTTTCTTTATAAAGTCATTAGACACTACGAACATCAACGCACCCTTTATCCGTTCGACTTCGGGGAAGTGTGCAAAGGTAGCCATCGCCAAGAAGTCTAATTGCTTAGTGTCGGCATACTTGGCATTACGCCCTGTCTTGTAGTCAATGATAAATGCAGTCTTATCTTTTACGATTACAAGATCGGCTATTCCACGCCACCAAACTTGTTGGTCAAAGAAACCGCAGGGTTTCCCGTCGTCTGACAACCCCATCTTATACTCACAAAGTTTTTGTCCTTCGATTGCATTAAGGGTATCTAATTGGGATTTGATGAACAAGAATTGTTCGGGCAACGGGGTTCCGTCTTTGATGTAGAGTTCGGCTGCCTTATGAAGTTGTTCTCCATAAAGAAGTTGCTCTGTCTTGGGTTCAACAATGTCTTTTACCACCCGTAGATGGTGATACTTCTTAGGGCATTGGTGAAACAGGGTGATGCTTGAATACGACCAAGCGGGGGGTTTACTCATCGGGTAAGTTAGAAATGATTGCGGCTTTCATCATTCGTAATTCTACAATCGCTAAGTTTATATGATCGACTGCTGACTTGTAATCATTCTTCAGTATGAGTTGGACAGTTCGTTCTAGTTCTTTCTTTCCCTCAATGTAATGGGGGGCATAGTCAAGTTTTACCATAGTTATCTCCTATTAAATTAACACTCTCCATAGTTTGCACCAACACCTGATTCACAGTTCAAGGGTAGTCCAATGGCCCACTCAGGTATCCATCGCATACAGGATTCAACATACTCTTTAGCCTGGTATTGCTCTTCGATAGGCGCGATACAAGCAATTGCATCGTGGACAGTCAAGACCACGCGGTAGCGTTCTGCAATCTTCAACATCTGCTGACCAACCACAATTCTAGCCAATGCTTGCACCACATTCTCTATTACTTTCCCGCCGTAAATTTTTACCCACTCGTTCTTTCGGGCTTCGTATTCAAACCCACCATCCGATGTAGGCCGCAGATTGTTGTATTTAACATGGAGTCCTGACGGGAGCCGGATACCTTTGGCCCCTTCAACCATCAACACTTTGTGCTGACCAAGCGGAGCGTTCCTGTTTTTAAGAATCGCAGGTAACGAGTTCTGTCCTTCATACCACAACTGTTTAACCTTGAAGTTCCGTTCCCGATAAACCTGAATGATTCGCTCGGCTTCATGCTTCTCCAACTTAACCTTTTGCAACGCAAGCATATTCTTAAACTTCTCTGCGCCCATGCCGTAGCCGCAACCTAGCACAACAGTCTTGCCTATGAAGCGTTCATCCTTCGTTATATCTTCGGGGGGTTTGCTGTATATCGCTGACGCCATGATGCGATAAACATCTTCTCCTGTGCTGAATGCTTGGACTATGTCCTGCTGACCCGCCAACCATGCAAGCATACGAGCCTCAATCTGTGATGAGTCTGCATCAATAATCACATAGCCTTCGGGCGCACATATAGAGTTCTTCAGGGCTGATGAGCCTGTGCGTGAGGGTAAGTTCTGAAGATTCAAACTGTCTGCACCACCCCATCTGCCTGTGTGTGCGGCATAGTATTTAAGTGGAACCGGCAAAGCGCCTCTGTTACCTATACCTATAAACCTCTCTGTGCGTGTTTCTTCAAGGGTGCTTTTAACGCCGAGCCTAGCCGCCACCGCAGTTTGCACCGCAACATCTTCATGGTTTTGCAAGGCAAGAAACTCTTTATCAGTCTTAGCAAATGCCAATGCTTCTTTGCCTGTGGTCGGACTGATTTTCATTGGGGGATCAACTCCACGCCCACGCAACCATTCTGCAAACTTGTTGTTGGACATGATAGTCTCTGTATCCAGGCCAGACGCAACAAGCAACTTGTCCTTGAAGTCTCTGATCTGCGCTAAATGTTTAGTAAGTAAGTCAACATCCACCATGAGAACGGGTTCGGCAAACATCCGTATCGTTAGGTCAATCAGTTTTAGTTCCTGTCTTGGGAAGTCTAGCAACATCTTCTTGAATAACTTAAATGTAATGTCCACATCGTTACAACAATACAACCCATAGTTCCGTAGTTCGGATTTTGTGAAGTCATGTCTGCGCTTACCAATCGCACTCTCAACTTCTATGCCTTTCGTGCCAACGCCGTATAACTCAGCAAGTTTTGCCAACGACTTTGACTGCGTTGCGGGAAGTAAGGCTTGACCCATAGACATGGTATCTACCCAACCCAAAGGCACAATGCCAAAACGCCATACAAGAATGGCGGCATCAAACATTGTGTTATGTGCAAGGACTAGTGAAGACGGCCAATCAAACTGCCCCAACCAATCCTTAACATCTTGGTGTGTGCCACTAAACCATTTGACATCTCCACCGTTCTCTTTAACTGCTACACCAATTACTTCAAACGAATCTGATCTTACATACTCCTCTGTCGTGATCTTGCTTAACGAATAGTCTCTGTCATAGTAAGTCTCAAAGTCTATCGTCAACAACTTTGTTGATGACATTTTTTAACTCCTCTACATTCTCTGCGTTAATAACAACGGCGATACCCCCTTGGTCTTTAATACTTGCCAAGTTCTTTTGTTGCAACGCAGTAGGCTGATCCTTCGGCGTAGCCTTACATTCGATGGCTACAAACCGACCACGCACACAGGCAACAATATCGGGTATTCCACTAGATCCGTAACCGGACATTACAGGGTAAAACCAATAGACACCATAACTGTCAAGCAGTTTGGTTACTCGCGTCTTTACTTTCTTCTCCGGAGTCATTTGGTTTTCTTAAGACTTTAAGATCGTTACCATACAAGAAGTATGAGTTTGCTTCAACCTTGACCCCAATATCTTCAAGCATTTCGTTGTGGGGTGCGATCCTCAACAGGGCAACCTTCTGCTGAACAAAGTCAGGCATAGCCTCAAAGGAATCGTATTCCTCGACTCTATTTTCATTATTACCATAGATATTCAGGATCCACCGATCATTAACATTGAAAGCGACTATCTGCATGGCTCCATTGACACCATTGTAGTTATCCCGCACCCAATGAGAAAGCGTGCGTAACTCTCTGTATTCCTTGACTCCAGCACAAAACTTTTCGCCAAGCATAGCATGAGGAATCTTATTCTCAAAGTAATCTAATACTTTGTTCATGTCGTTATGCAGTAACTCTGTCCAACAACTTCTTGCTTTTTCTTCTGCTCTACGCATTTCATAATACAACTTGTGTCTACCAGCACTTACTATTTCATCTGCACGCTCTTGAAAAGTAAACGGCCTTACAAATTGATCGACTATATTAGTAATCAACTTAACTTTTTTGGTTCGCTTCTCGTCTCTAGGACTGCGTTCATTTTTAATCAAGCGAGACTCTGCAACAAATATATGTTCATCCGCATTCATATGTTGATGATCATTGATCCACAATCTAGCAAACGCTTTATCAGGGTGAACATCTGTAAAAAGATTTAGGGATATGATCAACTCCGGATCAGCGTCACTTCGTTTGCTTGTCCTGTAACCTTTTACAGTTATGTTGGAGTATCGCTTGTTCAAGCGATCAACTGCAACTTGAAGTTTGGGATGTAATTGTGCGTTAGTTTTCATGGTGTTTTCCTTTCTTAGTTATCGAATGATTGTGGTGTTCGGCACATCGCGCATTTCATAGACTATGTCTTTGTGCTTATCTTTAATCCATGAATAAATGGCAGACTTCAAATCGTAGGTGTGGCATCTGTAACCATCTTCGTAATAGCGATACTTAGCATTATTACCTACCAAGTTATTGAAGGCAGACGCAAAAATATCAGGTGCAGACTCCATAGTTTTATTGGCAACTAACCTAAGCAATTCGGGATTCATACCACCATAAGTTTTCCGATATGTTTCTACATCTTCTTCGGAATACGAGCCGCCTGATAGTTTGTTCATAACTTCAATATACTTAATGAAGTCTTTATACTGCTTGATGATGGGCAAATACTTGTCGCGCACCACATAATGCTTCTGCTCTACAACAAGTTTCCCTTCAAGAATGTAATCAAGTCCTTGTTCTGTCTTGACACATTTCAAAGTCAATGGGTTGTCATCGGTAACAGGGTATTGAATATGCTTTGTCTTGTCATACAAATACCATTTGTGTCTAGAAGCGTATCTAACTTTGAATCTATTCTTGAACATAGCACCAACTAATTGCCTAGTGTTCAAAGGCCAACGACCTACAAAGAAAGTGATTCTGTTATTAGGATAAAACCTAACACACACATCGCTTGCATAAGTGCCTACATCAATGGTGTGTTTCGGTTCGTTTGGGAATTTACTTTTGTCAGTAAACGCAATCCACCTTGCATGGTAATATCGGCGTGCGCCCAACGGGCGGATACCATTTGTCCCACGAATAGGGTTAACTGCATTTACGAATGTGTCAGCGTCTGCATAACACACCATCTTTGGAACATCGTAGACTATCATTTCATACTCCTTTCAAAAAGACATACGCTTAAGAATGTCATCAACTTCAGACTTCACATGATTGCGTGTATCAGTTTCCTCACGCAATTCCTTAGCGGAGATACCGAACATGGCTTTCTCCAATTGCTTACGGGACTTCTCCAACTCAGGATCGTTGGTAATGTTCATGCACTTCAACATATCAATCAGTTCGATTGCGTTGTCTACCAATGAATCACGGAAGATCTTCTTGTTCTCATCTTCTGCGTAATCCAAGCGTTCACTCATGCGAGTCAAGCACTCATGCAAACGGCTCCATGCATCTTTCATAGCAGTCTGCACTCGTGCATCGAACTGAGACTCATACCTACCAACAAGTTCTTGTATTCCTTCGTTACTAATATCAACGCGAAAGTCACCCGACTGTGGGACAGGCGTGTATTCATACTTGAAGTAAAACTTATGAGCGATTACATCAGGAAGCGGATAGTCCTCACGATTGAATAACTCACCGAGAGTAAAAGCCGCCGCAGTAATCATGTTGTTATAGTCACCAAGGAACTTGTTCTTGAGTGCATCAAACTCAGTTTCAAACTGACGCATCTTTGTGTTGTATTCCATGAAGCGACCCATGACTAGCAACCTAGTGCCTGAATCCGACCAAGGCAAAGTGTTGTTGTAGTGATAGGTTCGGACTTGGGTTACAAACTTCTGAATCTCGTCAAGCGCATTGTCGCCTGCAAATAACTTCTTATGAAAGTTACCTGCCCTAGCCTTGGTGTTCTTGGCTATATCAATCTCTTCCGACACACGCTTGTCGTTCTTACGCGCAGTCCATATGGCGATGTTCAAATCCACCAACACGGAACTTGATGAAATGCTTGTGACTTCTTGGTTCATGGTGTTTCTCCTTTCATTTAACATAGACAACTTGACCATGCGTAGGCATAGCCTTGTTATCGCCAACAACTACCCACAACACAGGTGCATTGATACCATGTGGATCACCCCACCCTGGCACATACCCATCAGTTAGAACTACGATTGCGTCAGGCGGAACGGAACTCGGTTCCTTTCGCAAATAGTCAAACACACAGGCAGGGTCTGTTCCACCACCGCCACTCATCTTTATATCCATCATCGTCTCACCCGCATCACGCTCAAATCGTTTGTGCGATTCAACTTCGGTATCCCACGCCAATACATCAAGGATTTCGGGATTGACTTCGGTTCGTATGGATTCCAACTGCGAGAAGAACTCTTGCCTCAGATCATGGTTCACAGATCCTGAAACATCTGTTGCACCAACGATGCGAGAGGTTGTCTCGCTGTATGCGCTAGGCATATATATGCCAAGATGTTGTAGCCTCTTGTTCGGTTGACGATAAGTAGAAAGATCCTTGCCTGCCATCGTAGCCTTCACAAAGTCACGCATTACATCACGCCAATCCACATATGGCTCAAGCAACTCTTCCAAACCCAACTCGGAATCACCACGACCAATGCCATACTTCTTGCAAAGATCTTTGGACAACATCTGACCTTGGCGTATTGCTTGGTCAATCTGAGAACGCAACTGATCCTTCTCGGCTTGCGTCATGTTGTTATCCATAATCTTTTCGTGATTGTCGAGTGCCGATGGACTATCGGTGTTTGCTTTTGGATTACTTGGCGGTTGCGTTGAGGGTTTGTCCTTCCCACCATCATTGTTGTTCTTAGATGGGCTATTGGGCGGCGGCTTTTGTTGAGACTTGAGAATCCGATACACAGATCCTGCATCCATGCCACGGAACTGCTCGTCATAGATACCACCAATAGTCGGGAACTTCACGATGCGATCAAACTGTCCGACAGGTGCGCCCCAATCTTCAATCATTAGATTGATAACTGCATCGCACGCAACACCCGCAGTCTCTGCATCTTCATTAAACAAATGATTCCATATAGTCCCATGCTGAAACATCTTGTGGAAGTTCTCATGCGCTACGACAAAGCACAACTCCTGATCATCTAACTGATCAACAAACTCAGGGTCATACCACTCGTTGCGACCATCGGTGCAGGCGGTTCCCCACCCTTCCTCGACAGTTACCTTACCCATCAACATGATGCCGGACAGGGCGGCAAACTTCGGATGCGTCATCAAGGCAACCCTTGCTTTCGCAACCCGTTGTTCAGGTGTTAATTTACTCATAGTGCCTTCCTTTCTTGAATGGAACTCGGTTCCGTTGGACTACTTAACATCGGGCAACATCCAATGATTCTCGACTGCCCACTTTGCAAACTCTATGTTACGACTTGCAAACTCCCGCTTGTCCTTGATCTTGTAAAGATTAGTGCCGAACAACGCTTGTGATTCTCTCGGCAATCGCTTCATGTATTTCACGATTGCAGTCAGGTTAGCCTTGTCTGCACGCATCATCGCTTGTTGCACCAAGATACAGACAGCGATTGGATTCTCAGGAACCTTGCAGTTGTTGGGATCACGCTCAATCACAGCCCAATCTTCAAGTTCTTTCTCCACAGTAGAGTAGGCTTGAATATCTGCCGCCGCGCTTGGCCCCAACACACCGACCAAGTTTGCATGGATAAGATGTTCAGGCAGTTGATCACGCTTGTGCATAATGATTGATGCACGGGCCAATGAACGGGGCGCAACGAACGACCGCTTCGGTAACTGCGGGAAAAAGATATACGGGTTAGGTGGCACGCCGTTCTTAAAGTCCTTGTCGCTGAAGTCCGTATACGACTGAAGACAATGCGGGTTCTTGGTAGCCCACGCCATCAAAGTCGGATGTTGATTGTTTGATCGACCCCACTCGCACCACTCTTCTGCATTCGGCTTGCGAACATTCAGCCAATCAATACGAGAGATAAAGTGTGGTGGCATATTGTCGCCAACACCATCGCCACTCAGGTTACCCGTAGCAAACACGACAGACTTGGTAGTCAGGTGCTTGTCATACAGACGCCTATCGTTGAATGTTGGCATCAACATATTCATCACAGGGCGGGGAGACTTGGTCAGCTCGTCTAGCAACATGACAACATCTTTACCCTTGTGCATTCCAAAGCGTGCGTTCGGCAGAAACTCCGTGCATCCCGCTTCTTTGTCCTGATACGGAGTGCCGAGGTCGCCCAACTCAAGAGTCGCACAGTCAATCGGCGCATACTCATAGCCCAACTCTGCGGCAATCTCTTGACCCATAGCAGTTTTGCCAATGCCAGGCTCACCGCATAGGAATATCGGAACATCTGCGCCGAACTCCAAGACAGACCGCTTGGCTTCGGCTAGAGATACTGTTTGCATTTCAATCATGGTGTGTTTCCTTTCTTGGTTTAGTTAGATTTTGAAATACGGGTTACAAGACCCTCAAGGTATCGAATGATAGCCTGCTGATCCTTGATCTCGTTATACAGATCTCGGTTCTTAACAAGCAATTCAGCAACATCAAAACTACGAGGCGGGACAAACTTAGCCTTGGGATCAAACTGAGTGAACGCATTCATCTGCTCACCTGATATCGGTTTGGCTTTAACATCTTTCTTCGTCTTGCCGCCCCTGATATACGGCCCAACTTTCTGCAACTTCTTGGGGTGATGCGGTGTCTTGCGAACATAGGCACGGACTTTCTCCTTCGCTTGTTGTTTAAGTTTATGTCGGATGTTGTAGATCCGACTCTTTGATACGCCAACTGTCTCGGCAATCTCTTCGGTTGGCATTCCCTTTTGCAAGGCATTGATTACTGCAATAACTTTTTGGCTTTTCGGTTTCATGGCATTACCTCCAAATAAAAATGATTAAGTGAATAGTTAAATAGATCATCAACGCAACGACTAACCAATACGCTAACTGATCCGACTTCATGCGGTCATCTTTATAAAAGATGTTCCGTTGAACTGCACTTCTGAACGGAACTCGGTTCCGCCCGTTTGGCAGACTGCTTCTCATTACGACTCTCCTTTCTTATATCAAGGTAAATAACAACTGCTACTCCAAACAAAACTACAACTGCAAACCATGCAACAGATTGTGCGGCTTCATGTGTTTAACCACCGCACAAGACCTTTTTTATCAGTCGGGATGACTCTCAATTCCGGCTCAAGCGCAAACACATCGTCATCACCCCCTGTGCCTATTAATTCTTTTATGAACTTTTTAGCCTCTGCTTTAGTGGCAAACCACTCATTTACCCAACTATCATAATCTTGATACTGCACTCTATAAATTTTCATCACACACCTCCTCGGGAACCTCCACTTCTTCACCTAACTTACTAAATACATAGCACCTCATGGCGGCGATTAGGGGGGTTGCTCCTAACGAATATGTTCGACAGTCGGAAGATAACGCCAAAAGATGCGTGTCATAACACTGATCAAGACTTATCTTCTCCCGCTCAATGATCGGCCCACCATGCTCCCAATCTTCTGAGGGTCTATAAAGATCTCCATAGGTTATGTTAGGGGTAATCAGGAACAACAGACCACACTCAAACTTAACTTGTTTATCTTCAGCCTTCGCCACGGCCCAATCCAACTGCGCACCGCTTAACTCACTTGTTTTTACTTTCATTTCTCTTCCTCCTCTTCCTTAATAAATTCACCAAGAACATCATTCTTTGCCGATCCCAAAGGCAACTTACTACTTACATCAATCGAACGGGCAAGACTCATTTCATCCCTACCAAAGACTCTGTGGTCAATGTCGTTGCTTTCCTCGCCGATGCGGATATACACACCGGACACCATCTGATCGAATGTCGTGCAGAACTCCCAAAACTCTTCGATTTGTTTGACTTCGGGATAGTCTTCATACCACTTAACACTCTCGACAAAGAACACAATGTTCTGATCATCCCAACCCCATGAGTCTGCGTGCCACTCACCAAATAACTTACCGCCTTGTGCGTTCACAAACAGTTTTAGGTGCGTGCAGAACTGATCAAACTGCGCCTTCTCTCTTCCCTTTCCTGAGATGCATATGCCAACATCAGATCTGTAACCCATGATTGACCTCCGTATTTGTTTGTGTATCGGGTGATTGGAATTGGTTATCTCTCTCCGGAACTGCTCGGAACTGTCTACGACTTGTTTCCAAGACCTCTCTTGCCCAACGATTGCACGCAGATACGCCGCATTCCGTTTGATCCTGTGCTTGATTCTCATGGTCTGTCCTCATTCCTTTGCCTTTCTCCAATCGGTCATAGTCCACGACTGCATGGCCTGCTTCATGCTCGGTGGTTTTTGTTCGGGTTTAGGTTTGGGTTTAACGGAACTCGGTTCCGGTGGGGATTGTCTTTTGTTGATACGATTTAACACACCCCAAGTTGTTGTCATGTAATACTTACGCTCGCACATGGATGTAAGGCCGATCTTCTCGCCATCAATCCACGCGATGTAAAAGGGCTTGCCGTGAAACCGCACGACTTCGCCCAACGAATAACCTTCGGTTTGCTTGCTCATATTGATACCCCCTGTTCCTCGCTCAGTTGATGCAGTTTGTATATGTAGTGGGCAAAGCGAATGATCGACTTGCCACGCTCAGTCTTGGGCTTTAGTTCTTTGTCTGAGTTGGCATACTCGTAATACGCATCAGACGCCTTGACCATGTAGAAGAACAATTCCTCGTGGGTCATGTCCTCAAACTTCTTCTTCATTTCCGCACCTCTTTCTGATTGGTCATCTTCAGTTCCTCGGGGTCATAGATCAGTTGATACGCACCCTTGCCATACGGGATACCGACTGTCCACTTGACCATACGCGCTTCACGCTCTCCGCAGGTCTTGCAGGTTTCATACCCCGCCTCGTATCGGGCGGGTGTTACAACGGCTTTCTTACATTTTGCGCATTTCATAATGTTTCTCCTGTAAAGATGTTGCATGGTGTTATGGTGTATTTCGGACAACAACTCGTTCCTAAAAAACACACCGCCGAATAGATTGGTCTTACAAGTGAGTCCCGTTTTACGCATACGGGACAGGAGACGAACCACATACACAAACGCTACTCCACTAGGCCAATCCACTCGGCGGTATGTTCTACCGCTTTTGCCTTCTGCTATTTCGTTGCAGTCGGGGTCACCGAAAGGTTCAGGCATGGGGGAACAAATAAGTAGGCATGACCGGAACTCGGTTCCACTCGGCTCCGGCAACGATCAACAAGAGCAAGACGCACCACCACAACAGTTGAGAACTTGGTTTGTATGATTTTTCTCAGGGTGTTGTGGATCGGTATCTTGATTGATGGGGTCGTGTCTAATTTGTTACCCGCAGAGATACTGCTACTTGGCATCGCTTGTTCAACAGGGAGAACCTTCAGGACTTTGGTTTGTCCTGCTTTGCGGTTCTGTGAATGGACTGTGTTTGAATAGGTCGGGTTGGGCTTTATTGCGCCACCTATACTTTATTCCCGCCTACCTACGCACCGCCTTATGCACGACTTGGAGTTCGTGTTTGCGACTTGCAAGATACGCCTACTCTGCACCCCGAACGGAACTCGGTTCCGGTCGAGGCTTTTGTGCAACTAGATTGTAAAAGAGCAGGGAAGTAGTGACAGACTACCTCCGAGGGGAGAGTATACCATAGATTAGACAACAACGCAATATATTTGACAACTATTTTTGCACATTGACACAAACGAGAAATCATACAAAAGGCACATAAATACTACTTGCACATTGGAACATTTGGACATTCTTGAGAGCCGCATCAGGACTCGTTTGTGCAAATGTGTAATGTGGATTGTAAAAGAAATAAGGTAGTTGTAAATGTTCAAATGTGCAAAAACTGAAATCGGGTTTGGAATTTTTGCACATTCGATAAGTGCTTGATTTGCAAAGGGAAAATGCGTTGAATGTGCAAATGTGCAAATGTGCAAAGGGTTTTAAGTGAGCGCGCCAAAAAATTGGAAAAACTGCATGGGTGGGGGGAGAGAGGGTTAATTTAGATTTCTCTCTTTTTTTTATGGAACATTTGAACATTTGAACATTCGGCCCGCAAACCCGCATGGTTGAGCCAAAGTTGAATGTGCAAAAGTTTTTTTGCGTTTGGACATTACAGACAATTCAATGCTGGCGCGGGTCTGCGTGTTTTGGTTAATTATTGACCACCCCGCAAAGCCTTATGCCATAAGGGTTTGAGCCGTTTTTGATGCGTAACTGTGGATAACTTTTTTGGAGGGTGCTTTTTGGGGTCGCGCGTGTCAGCCGACTCTGTTGTCACTGGTTTCGATTGTCGTGCGTTGGGGAGTGCAAGGGGTTGCGGTTGTATGGTGCGTGGGAAGATGTTGAGTGGAACTGAGTTCCGTTGGGTTGGGTGGCGAATGTTTGGCATTTGCGCGGTGCAGACGAAAAAAAACCCCGCAAGCCCGAAGGCCTGCGGGGTAAAGTGCTTGTGTCTAATTACTTCTGTCCTGCGGGGACTGCATACTTGATCTTGGACTTGAACCACTTAGTAGCCCATGCCTGTAATTCAACGCTCGCTTGCTTGAGATCGTTCTTGTAGCACGCGTTATAACATCTTTGCCCATGATCTTGGACAATCTCTTGCACGCTCTTTTTGTTCTTAGAACTAGACTGCCGATTGTTTGGATCTTTCTCCTTGAATTTCCCTGCGAATTCAAGTCTGCACCAATCAGTAAACTTCCTGAAACGGCCTTTGGCTCCGTCTGCCGCTTTCTTTACTTGCTCCGTTTGCGAGGCGTCTACTGCATCACTTTTTATTTCGCCACGCGAGGGATTGATTGATACATTTACAGCAAGACCCTTTGACTCAAAGTGCGCTTTGTAAAATATCACGCGGATTTGATTCGTAATACTTTTATCAGCATCAAAAAACTTCTTGCCATATGATTGCTGACACTCCGCGTAAAACACTTTACGGGCCGCGCTTACTGCATCGCCTGCCGTATCTTCGGCATTGAACGCATTGACTAATGCAAGCGCGCTAGACTGCAACTGTTTCAAACGCGCATTGATCGCATCGCCTATTTGCTTGGCCTTGCGAGTAGCACCTGCCACGCGCTTGTTTGTTGCTTCCCCTTTCAAGTGTGATTGAATGGGGGACTCTTTTACTGCAACTTCTTTCTTGGCGGATTTAGCCATTTGATTACATCTCCTGTAAACAAGTTGATAGACAGCGAGTGGAACTCGGTTCCGTTCGCCGCGAAGCAAGCGGAATCGCCTGCTTCTACCCTTAGTGAATTCCTAGCCCCAATCGCGCCTCAAGTTGTTGTCCAGATCGCACCCTACCGGCGTGGGGGGTCCGCTTCCACAGCGTTGTTCGGGTCCCATCGCTCTACACAGTAATCCGCACAAACAACTACAACTTTTTTACAATCACCATCAATTGGCAACAAAACGTACTGATACATCACCTGTAAACAAGTTGACCCCCACCCCTCAATCCTGCAGACCCACCCCCTTCGTTTTAATTACCTCCCCTGCCCCCCACCCCCTATATTTTTAGACACTCACAAACATCTTGACTTTTAGACAGTTTCAAGGGTACATTCCGCCCCATGCTGATTTTGACACCCGACCTTGAGATCCCCCTGATTGACGACCTTGATCAGGACTTCAATAAATTGACACTGCGGGAGCGGGCCGAGGTAGCGTGCAGAACCATCGAGATCCTGTCTGCGGCGGGAGCCGACTTCACAGGAGAAGAGCCTCAAGACATGGCTATAGCCAGGGATGTAATTCGGGGCAGCGAATCACTAACTACAAAGACGGTAAAACAAAGTCCGGGTGCATTGGCTCATGTACGCCGCTTGTTAACAGAGTACGAAGAACAAGTTGTTATAGAAGCAGCCCAACTTCGTAACTACATTACCAATAAACTAATTATTGAGTCGGATGACAACGATCCACGCATACGGATTAAAGCGCTTGAACTTCTTGGCAAGATTAGTGATGTAGGGTTGTTCACAGAGAAGTCTGAGATTACATATAAGAACAAGTCTGATGAAGAGTTGGATAAGACGCTTGAGTCTAAGATCCAAGAAATTCTCAACCGCAATACGATTGACCTAGCCCCGGAGGATGTCTTTGGAGACCCCAAAGAGCGAAGCCCATTCCTTGAAAAGTTTAAACCCGCAGATTCTGAGCAATCTCAGCAGGGTTGAGAAGGAAAAACTTCTAGAAGCGCTCTTGGAAAAAGAGCGTAGGCAGCGTGTTGCCTCTTGTAAAGCAGACTTTCTTGAGTACGTCAAGCAGATGTGGCCAGGGTTTATATCAGGTAGACACCATCGCATCATGGCGGATGCGTTTAATAAAGTAGTAAAAGGGGAACTAACTCGTGTCATCATCAATATGCCACCCCGGCACACCAAGTCTGAATTCGCTTCGTATTTGTTTCCATCCTGGTTTCTTGGAAATAACCCACACAAGAAAGTCATCCAAACCTCTCACACTGCCGAACTTGCCACCGGATTTGGTCGTAAGGTCCGGAACCTTGTGGACGGAGGCGATTACAAAAAAATTTTTGAGGATGTTGAACTGCAAGCGGACAGTAAGGCTGCGGGCCGTTGGAACACAAATCACGGCGGGGAATATTTCGCAATTGGTGTTGGCGGTGCAGTTACGGGTAAGGGCGCCGATCTACTTATCATTGATGACCCGCACTCGGAACAAGAGGCGGTTCAAGCCGAAACTAACCCGGAAATCTATGACAAAACCTATGAATGGTATACGTCTGGTCCGCGCCAGCGCTTACAGCCAGGGGGCCGCATTGTCATCGTGATGACACGGTGGAGTAAAAAAGATCTGACTGCTCAAGTTTTAAAATCCTCATTACAAAGAAACGGTGAGACGTGGGAAGTGATTAACTTCCCAGCAATCATGCCGAGTGGCAAACCACTGTGGCCTGAGTTTTGGCCTCTAGAAGAACTAGAAGTACTAAAAGAACAACTGCCCGTACACAAGTGGCAGGCGCAGTATATGCAGGACCCCACCAGTGCAGAAGGCGCGCTGATCAAAAAAGAATGGTGGCGGATGTGGGAGAGAGAACACGCACCTCCTTGCGAGTTCATCATTCAGTCTTGGGATACTGCATACACTAAGAACACACGGTCTGACTACAGCGCCTGCACCACATGGGGTGTGTTTTACCAAGAAGATGAAGACACGGGATATAAGAAGCCCAACATCATATTGCTCAATGCGTTTAAAGAACGCATGGAGTTCCCAGAATTAAAACAAAAAGCGTTGGAAGAATATCAATATTGGAAGCCCGATGCGTGTATTGTTGAAGCGAAGGCGGCTGGCGCGCCGCTCATATTTGAGTTACGTCAGATGGGGGTTCTTGTTTCCGAATACACCCCTAGCCGTGGCAACGACAAGATTGCCCGAGTTAATGCGATTACGGACCTCTTTGCTTCAGGCGTTGTCTGGGCACCCGAGACCCGCTGGGCTGAAGAAGTCATAGAGGAGTTTGCGGCGTTCCCGGCTGGCGAACATGACGACTTGGTGGACTCCAGCACCCAGGCGTTGATCAGATTTAGACAGGGCGGCTTCATACCATTAGACAGTGATGAAGCAGATACTCCGTTTGAGGCTAGGCCAAGGGCGTACTACTAATGGAACAGTGGAAAAAGAGAAACTGGGTGCAGATCACGGGAATTCTGTGGCGCGATGGGTTTGATGAGAGGAATTTATTACAGAGGTTGCGAGACTATGCGCTTTGGCGTTGGTACAGCGCTGTACGGGCTATGAAAAACCCAGCAAAATGGTGGAAGCGCCGCCAACGGGTGCGCCAGATCAACCGATATTTACTAGCCGAGGCTCGTAAATATGAACAAGACCGACAAGGAATTTAAAAATGGCTATTGACAAAGCGCTTTACGAGGCTCCAATGGGTTTGCAAGCCCTAGAAACTGAGCCGCTTGAGATTGAAATTGAAAATCCAGATTCCGTTTCTATTGGAATGGACGGAATTGAAGTTGAAATTGAGCCTGGCCGCAAAGAAAAAACAGGAATTAAAGACTTTTCAGCCAATTTGGCTGAACACATGGACGAAACTGCGCTTCAATTGCTATCAGATGAGTTAATTGACAATTTTGATAACGATAAACGTTCGCGTAGAGACTGGGAACAGACGTACAAAACCGGTCTAGACCTGCTGGGACTCAAAATTGAGAACAGAACTGAGCCTTGGCCGGGGGCGTGCGGGGTGTACCACCCCATTTTGACTGAAGCCACAGTGCGGTTTCAGTCAGAAGCCATCATGGAGACGTTTCCAACGCGTGGTCCGGTCAAAGCCAAGATCCTCGGTAAGGAAGATGATGCTGCTGAGAAGGCTGCAGAGCGTGTCAAAGACTATATGAACTATGTGTTGACCGAGAAAATGGTCAACTACCGCACCGAGCATGAGCGGATGCTCTGGGCGCTGCCTCTAACAGGCTCGGCGTTTAAGAAAATCTACTATGACCTGACGATTAAACGCCCAGAAGCCATATTTATTCCTGCTGAAGACTTTGTAGCGCCATTTACAGCGTCTGATCTTGAGTCATGTGAGCGCTTTACGCACGTAATGCGTAAAGTTAAAAATGAAATTAAGAAAATGCAGGTGTCAGGGTTCTATAGAGACATAGAACTTGAAGATCCGCCTGAAGTTGTAACTGATGACGTTAAAAAAGCAGAAGCCGAGGCTCAAGGCATCGACATTATTAAAGATGATCGGTACACGCTGCTTGAGATGAACGTCAATCTAGACTTAGAAGACGATCCGTACCGTGCAGAGGGTGAAATTGAGATCCCATACGTTGTTACGGTGGACTACAACAGCGGTCAAGTGTTATCCATCTATCGTAACTGGAGCGAAGATGATGACACGTACAAACGGCGTATGCACTACGTCAAGTACGACTACGTTCCTGGGTTTGGGTTCTACGGTTATGGTCTGATCCACTTAATTGGTGGTCATGCTAAGAGCGCAACCTCACTGCTTCGACAATTGATTGATGCTGGCACGCTGGCTAACCTGCCAGGTGGACTGAAAACCCGTGGTATGCGGATCAAGGGCGATGAAACACCAATTATGCCGGGTGAGTTTAGGGACGTGGACGTGCCTAGTGGCAAGATACAGGAGAACATTGCGTTCTTGCCATATAAAGAACCAAGTCAAACTCTTCTTTCGCTCTTCGATAAGATCGTAGAACAGGGCCGAGGGATGGCAGCGGTTGCTGATCTAAAGATTGGTGATGTAGACCAGAACACCCCAGTAGGCACTACGTTGGCGGTCCTTGAGCGGATGCTCAAGACCATGTCTGCGGTCCAGGCACGGATGCACTCCACACTCAAGAAAGAGTTTGGGCTGCTAAAAGCCATTATTGAGATAACTCCACCTGCGGCCTACGAGTACAACGTGGACCCAGACCGCATGATCAAGACTTCGGACTTTGATCGGGTGGACATTATTCCTGTATCAGACCCCAACGCCTCTACATTCTCACAGCGGATGTTGCAGTACCAGGCTGCACTACAACTTTCTCAACAAAAGCCTGAGTTGTATGACTTGCCTGAGTTGCACCGGGGCATGATCCGGCTAATTGGGTTTGAAAACGCTGACAAGATCGTGCCTAAGAAGGACGAGATACCGTACCGCGACCCCGTGTCTGAAAATGCCATGGTGCTGCAGGGCAAGCCTGTCAAGGCGTTCCCTGAGCAGGACCACGAGGCCCACATCATGGTGCATACAAACGCTATGAAAGATCCCAAACTGCGTGCCTTGGTTGGTCAGTCTCCTAACGCACAGGCTATTGCTGCCGCCATGGAGGCTCATGTTGCGGAACATCTGGGTTATGCCTATCGCACTGAAGTTCAACGCGCCCTAGGTATTGAGATCCCGCCGCTTGGCGCGAAGATGGACCCGCTGATGGAGAACCAACTGTCTCGTCTGATGGCAGATGCGTCTCAGAAAGTGTTGCAGCAGAACCAGGCAGAGATGGCTCAGAAGGAAGCCATGGCCCAAGCACAAGATCCGCTTAATGAGATTCAGCGCCAAGAACTGCAGATCAAAGCCGCTGAAGTTGAACGCAAGACTAAGAAAGATATGTCTGATGCAGCGCTTCGGTCAGCCGAGGTTGCTATCAAACAGGAAGAGGCTGCTAACAAGAAGGCAGAGCAAGAACAAAAACTTGCATCTCAGGAAGTGTTGGAAGGATTCCGTGCAGCAGTCAACTTAAGAAAGGGGCCGTCACAACGTGGCTAAGTCGTTTGAAGAATTATTTTTAGAAAAAGTAAAGGTGGAAGTAGAACGCTACACAGAAGATGTTGTCATGGGATCAGCCAACGATTACTCAGAGTATCGGGAAAAAGTTGGCTTCCTTCGCGGCATGATGAGTGCAGTTGGTATTTTTGAAGAAATCATTAATAGAGCAAGAAAGGAAAACTTAGATGATTAGAGGTGTTGGCGCGCCAAGCGTTGAAGCAACAAAAAACAAAGTCGAAGAAGCAAGAGCCGCACATACGCTGCCGGTTCCGCAGGGGTGGAAGATTTTGATTGCCATGCCGGTCTTGGAAGAAAAGACCTCAGGCGGCGGGATCATTCTGCCTAGCCAAACTAAGAACGCTGAAGAAGTTGCAGCAAACATTGGATACGTTGTATCCATGGGTCCAGATTGCTATACCGACATGAGCCGATATGCCAGCGGCCCGTGGTGCAAGTTAGGTGACTGGATCATCATGCGTTCTTATTCTGGCTCGCGCTTCACTATTGGTGGGCATGAGTTCCGCCTAATCAACGAAGACACGGTTGAGGCCGTGATTGAAGACCCATCAGGGTTTACCCGAGCATAAGGAGCAATACATGGCAACTAATAAGATGAAGGAAATGATCGAGGACGAGGGTAACGGCCTTGGCCCCGATGGGCTTCCTGAAGAGACGCAGATCCTAAAAAAATCTGCCGAGCCGGAAGAAAAGTTTGAGTTTGTGGTTGAGGGTGAAGAAAATGTTGCACCGCAAAAAAGAACCGCCCCCAAGGACGAACTAGAGCAATACAAAGAAGATAAAGACGATGAGTACGCAAAACTCAAAAAAGAACTTGAGGAAGAGCGTGCCTATCGTCTTAGGGTGCAAGAAGAACAGGAAGAGGCTCTTCGGTACGCTCAAGCAGCGGCTGAAGAGAATAAGCGACTTAAGACTGTTCTTGACCAAGGCTCCACACTCTATACCGATACTGTCAAATCTAAATTAGACACTGAGTTGGTTTCTGCTCAGAAGGCTTATAAGGAAGCCTATGAGTCTGGAGATTCAGAGGGCATGGTCCAAGCCCAACTTAAGATGGCAGAGGTGGTTGCTGAAAAAAGAGAACTTTCTCGCAATCCCCCTTTACAAAGGGCAGAAAGCGCTGTATATAGTCAACCTATACAGCAGCAAGTTGCTTCAAGTCCATCTGCACCAAAAGCTGACCCAAAAGCCGAAGCGTGGTATGAACGGAATAAAGGTTGGTTTGGACCAGATGATGAGATGACGGCAATTGCTTATGCTGTTGACAAAAAACTCATGCGAGAAGGCGTAGACCCTCGCACGGACGAGTATTACAGGCGTATGGATGAACGTCTGCGTCAGTTATTCCCTGATCGGTTTGACGATGTAGAGCCGCCTCAACAACGTACTGTAAGACAGCAATCCACTGTGGTTGCTCCCGCTTCTAGAAGTACTTCCCCAAAGACCGTCAAGATCCCGCCCGGTGGCGCGGCTGTTGCACGTAAATTGGGTATACCTTTAGAAGAATACGCTAAACAATGGGCTGCTGTTAACGGAAGGAGTCAGTAATGGGTAATCAAAATCGTATGAGTCGTGAGTTGGAATCTCGTGAAAATGATATTCGTGATCAACCATGGGAACCTCCATCTTCAATACCAACCCCCGATCCACAAGACGGGTATGCATTTCGTTGGGTACGTGTCTCAACGATGGGTCTAGACGATGCTAGGAATGTTTCTATGCGCCGTAGAGAAGGTTGGGAGCCTGTAAAGGCTGAAGACCACCCAGAACTGCTTCTAGATTTAGGCCTATATGATGGTTCCGCCCCGAAGAATGGACTAGTGTTATTTGGTGGCCTAATGTTGTGCAAGAACCTCGAAGAAAAGGTCGAAAAGCGTAATGGTTATTACGAAAATATGGCTGATCAGCAGATGAGGTCCGTGGACAACAACTTTATGAGAGAAAGTGACGTTCGTATGCCTTTGTTTAGCGACAAACGTGCGGAAGTTACTTTTGGACGTGGCAAATAACTTTTTATGGCTTGAAGCCGATCAATTTGATCGGTGGTCAGGTATTTGCTGGTGCTACTCGTCAAATTGCCATTACCACTGGTTCCGTTAACTACAACACCGCAATTTACAACGGTGCTGTGGTTCAACTGGATACTAGCGGCTGCGTGATCAATTCGACGCTAGAGAACCAAGCAACTGCCTCCAGCATCCCCGGTGTTCTGGGCGTCTTTCTAGGATGCCGTTACACCAACCCCACAACTAAACAGCCCACCTATAGCCAATATTGGCCTGGGTTTGCCTCTGGCGTAACTGATGCATTTGCTTACATCAGTGATGATCCGGATGCGCTGTATCAAGTCGCTTCTGTCGGTGCAACTGCCGACACTACTGGTCTGGACATTACTCCGGTACAACAGACCGCCCTTGGAACCAACGTAGTTCTGGTGTTGAATGCAGCAAATACTACTTATGGCAACGCCCAAACTGGTATTTACTACAACAACGTTACTACTGCATTGCCGTTCCGTATCGTTGATCTGGTACCCGATACTTCCTATGTTTCATCTGGAAACATCGTATATCCAGAAGTGATCGTCAAATTTAACTTTGGCTATCACTCGTACTATCAAGCCGTTGGCAAATAAGGAGCGAATAAATGGCTATTTCACGCGCACAATTACTTAAAGAGTTGCTGCCCGGCCTAAACGCTCTGTTTGGCATGGAGTACAACCGCTATGGTGAAGAGCACAAAGAGGTCTTTGTAACTGAGACTTCTGAGCGTTCTTTCGAGGAAGAGGTCAAACTGTCAGGCTTCTCAGCCGCTCCGGTTAAAAACGAGGGTTCGGCTATCGCTTATGACAACGCGCAGGAAGCATTTTCTGCTCGTTACAACCATGAGACGATTGCTCTGGGCTTCTCGATTACTGAAGAGGCAATTGAGGACAACCTGTACGATAGCCTCTCGGCTCGGTATACCAAGGCCCTGGCTCGTGCCATGTCCTATACCAAACAGGTTAAGGCTGCAAACATTCTGAACAATGGGTTTAGTTCATCCTACCCCGGTGGTGACGGTGTAGCGCTGTTTGCTACAAACCATCCGCTGGTGTCTGGTGGAGTTAACTCTAACGAGCCGTCTACTCCGGCTGACCTGAATGAGACTTCTCTGGAAGCCGCCGTTATTCAGATCGCTGCATGGACGGACGAGCGTGGCCTGCTGATTGCTGCAAAGCCGCGTAAACTGGTTGTTCCTCCTGCTCTGATGTTCGTTGCAACTCGTATTCTGGAGACTGAACTCCGGGTCGGTACGGCTGACAACGATATCAACGCTCTGAAGAACAATGGTTCTATCCCCGAGGGTTACACCGTTAACCACTTCTTGACGGATACGAATGCATGGTTCCTCACGACAGACGTTCCCAATGGTCTGAAGCACTT